TTTTTTATTTGTACTTACAATCAACTATAGAAACTTGTGCGTTTGATGGAATAACGCGATTGTGTGATGTGATAGTGCTGAGTGCCGGATTTAACACGTCTTCATGGTATATTACTTATAATATATTGTTATATTTAAAACATTTTTCGAAAATAAATAATCATTTAATCAGTTTTTAATATATTATTTTTTAATAACATAACTGCTATTATCGACTCTCTCTTCAAAAATGATGAGATAAAAAATGAATTATAATTTTATTAAACTAAAATCTTTCATATCATAAATGTCGAATTCAATAACTAAAATAAATTCATCTAATCTCAAAGATAATAAAACAATTCCGGAAATAAATACTAATCATAAAAATATAAAACAAATACTAATTATTCAAAAATATTTTAGGGGGTATTTAACACGAAAACATATTTTAATTCCATCATCATTCTATCAAACAAAAGATTGGCGTAAAAATAGAAAATGGTATAAAAATGGCAAATCAAATGAATGCGAGAAATATCAAATCAACTTAATTGAACGGATTATTGCACTTAAATTAACGAAAACTAATGATAGAATAAATATGGAAACTAATGAAATTATTAGTAAAAAAAATCCAATGATAAATACTGATGGTTATGAATGGAGTGAAAATTTCGATGGTATAATAATAAATAATAATAAAAAATATTATTTTAATCTAAAATTTGTTTGTGATAGCGGCGGAGCACAAACAAGAACATTAAGAGAAGTTTATCACTTTATTAAATATCAAATGGAATATTTAATAAAATTTAATACATCAAATATATATTTTATTAATGTTTTAGACGGAGATACAAGTTATAATAATATAGATAAGTTTAAATTTTTAATTAGTAAAGATAAATATAAACCAATAATACAATATATTTTTATCGGTAGCTTAAATGAATTTCAAGAGAGAAAAAATAAATTACATTTAATCTAAGATATATCATCAAAATTATCTAATATATACTCGGTTATAGAATATACTAAATCAAACGATATTCGTTTTCTTGCTATATCTTTACTTTCCCTATAATTAGTTAAGAATAATGAGTTATATTTTTTCCTATGTTCTTCTAGATATTTGTTAAATTTCGCGACTAATTGTTTTTGTTTATCCTTTTCTATTTTTGGTTCAATTATTAAAGTTGCATATGTTCTTGCCGTTTGATTTGGGGTATTATCAACATAAATATCTTTATCTTCAACAATCGATAAACCTATCTGATTATTTTTATTATCATCTATACATTTTACTAAAATATTTGTATTTGATTTTGCTTTATTTTTCTTGGTTAACCTCGTTATTTTATATGTATTTTTTAATTTTAGATTATATATCTCACCGCCAATCATATAATTATTATTATCGTTTAAATTTGTTTTTATGAGTGTTTTGGATGGATATATGATAATATTTAATTCATTATTATTTTTTTTAAACTCAAATTGAAAAGAACAAATTGTATAAGTGGTATCATCGAAAACAGTTTCTTCAAATATATTTAACAATATAATATCATATTTTTCTAAAAATGCTTTTCGTAATTCTATATCGGCTAAACGTATTGATGACCAAAAATTCAATGGAATTATAAATATACCACCTAAACAAACATTCGTTAAAATTTCTTTAATAACACACTTATATAAATCATTTACATTATATTTATCAAATAACGATTTATTTTTTGATTTATTTCTTGCTAAATACGGTGGATTTGTTATTAAAAATTTATTTTTATAATCAGGAGGATTTTTTATAGTATCTTGTTTTATAGTATCTTGTTTTTTCGGTTCTATGTCATAGCATTCAATATTATATTTGATGTTATTTTTTTCTTGTTCTTTTTCTATAAAAGCTAATAAATCACCATTACCAGTAAAAGGCTCTATAATATTTTTCACGTTATCAGGAATTTTCATTCCTTTTAGAATATATTCTTGGTTAGTTGTATAAAATTGCCCTAAAATTTGCTTAGATTCCTTTTCTTCGGCTTTCATTTCAGTATGTGTTATGTATATTTAATTCAATTTTAACTTTCAAGTTAAATATTTAAACCATTTTTCGAAAATAAATAAACTAATATATATTAAAAACAACTTGATAAACCTAAACATTTATGAGTCAGATTAATTTACCAATTGTTGAGGGCGAACTAGAAACAACAAAAAACAATAGGATGTTTATTGTTACTGGTGTTATCGTGATAATTGTTTTAGTTATATTTTTAAGCCATGCAAATTACGCCGATTCTTTATACATTCCGAGTAATTGTAATAATTCATCATGCCAGCCGCTTTTTTCGGATTGTATTTACAAAAATCATAATGAAATAGTTAATGGCAGATATATTACATTATATAATTTACAAAAAAAGCAAATACCTGTAAATAAAATAATTGTTATTGCGGACAATATGATACCAGTTGAACCATCTGAAAAAGTTGTTAATCCAAATGGTGTATTTTATACATTTGATTTAGGTAAACCAATGCCTATTTCGCAACTGATTATAGATGTAAACCTAAATGGAAATGAATCTATTATGTCAACTACACAGGTAGATATAAGAGATGAAAATAATAAAGTTTTATGGTATAATTGCGAACCATTATTAACGGGCGAGCGATATATTTATATATACTTGTCTAAACCTAAGTTAAAATATCCAGATGCTCCCGAAAAATTATGCACTGATAATTTAGGTTCGATATCGGAGTGCAAACAAGAAGATATAGTAAATAATTATTTAGCAAAAAATATTTGGGCTAATACCGATTAAATAACAGAATTAATAATAAGTACATTATTATAAAATAAAATATGGTAAATATTCAGTTTATATCTGATACGCATCTTGAATTTCGGGGTGAAAATTTCCAAAAGATTATTAAACCATCGGCACCTATATTATGCATGTTGGGCGATATATGTGCATGTGGTACTGATGGCGATTTTGATATTTATAAAAAATTTATTACTTATTTATCACCATTATTTACGCACATATTTCATATACCGGGAAATCACGAATATTATACTGTAGGAAACAAAAATGTTACATCGAAAGATACAATGCAAGGAATTGATTCAAAGATACGCAAATTTACTAAATCATTTAATAACGTGCATTTTTTAAATAATGATACAGTTCGACTGCAAATTGATAATAAAAAATACGTGTTCGTGGGTTCTACATTATGGACTAATGTATCACCGGAAAATAAAAAAAAGATAAGTGGCCGAATGAACGATTATTCTTATATTTATTTCAATAATCCTAAGCTTAAAGATGCAACAAGTGAAGATGCAGCGAAAACGCCGTTATTTCGTAGATATAATATAAATGATATGGTCAATTTGCACGAAAAATCAGTGAGATATATTAAAAAAATCATGAAAACGATTAATATAGATGAAATAGCTATTTTATTAACGCATCATAAACCTATTTCAGACGCTGACGAAGATGAAATGAATCAAGCTTATGAAAGTGATTTAAAAGATATTATTATAAAAAGTCCATTTAAATTAGCGGCGCATGGGCATACCCATAAAAAATACGATAAGGTTATAAATGATGTACGCGTAATTAGTAATCCTAAGGGTTATATATCGCAAAAGACTAAATTTGATGATAAATTTATTATACCTCTATAAATTATTAATTAATTTTTATAAATTATTTTTTTTTTAATATTAATATGTTTTAGTTTAATATAATAATTATATAAACACAAATGACGGAAGTTTTATCGGCGGCTCTTAAAAAGGAATCGTTAGTATTCAGACGGTCTCCAAATGCAGATGGTACTAGTGCGGTTGATGGTTTTTCTCTATGGTATGATGAATTTAAATACGCGGGTACTACTTATTTAGAAGCGGCTACAACTGGTCTGCGAGTAGTAAATAGTAAAAGTGTTGACTTTGCAGAAGGCAGTGTTGCCGACAAGTTATCGTTATCATCGGGTAGTGTGGCATTTAAGGATGGCCTAAGTCTTACTTCTAATGAATTAAAATATGGTGCTGATATTCTTGCAACGCTTGATTCATCTAAAGTAAAGGTAGCTGATACTAAAGGAGTTGATTTTGTAGATTCTAGTGGTACTGCTTTGTTATCATTAGACTCGGCTAGTATGGCATTTTCGGGAGGACTGGGTCTTACTTCTACTGAATTAAAATATGGTGCTGATGTTCTTGCAACGCTTGATTCATCTAAAGTAAAGGTAGCTGATACTAAAGGAGTTGATTTTGTAGATTCTAGTGGTACTGCTTTGTTATCATTAGACTCGGCTAGTATGGCATTTGCGGGAGGACTGGGTCTTACTTCCACTAAAGTTAAGTATAATGACGCCGATTACGTAACATTTGATGCAGATAGGATGTACGTCGCCGATGATAAAACTATCAGAGTTTCTAAAGCCCCTTCGAATGGATTTGATGTTGCAAATAAATCATATGTTGATGGTATTGCTAGTGGGCTTGTTGTTAAACCGTTTGTCAAATGGTCGACGACCGCTAACGTTGCATTATTGTCTACTACTAAAAATACAACATTCGTATCGAATGCATCTAATAGTTCGTCGGCCACCCCTACGACGCCATCTGTTGGTGATAGAGTATTAGTTAAGGACCAAACTGATAAAACAGAAAATGGTATTTATGAAGTTAAGGATGTTGGACGATGGCTTCGAGCTTCTGACATGGCGGTCGCCAGTGATATAACAGGAACTTATGTATATAGTATGGATAATTCGAAAGGATATATTGCTATTAGCACATCAGCCACGGATAAGGTAGGAACGCATGATGTTGTATTTACTATATTTAACTCGCGTGCAGATACTCAATTTGGCACTGGTTTAAGTTATGATGGTTATACAGTAACTGTAGACGCAAGTTCATCGGGCGTATCCGGTATTGATACTCGTTTGACTACTCAAGAAAATGCGTTTCCATCTTCTCTAACTTCTGGGGCCAAACGAGTATTATTTGTAAACGCGGCAGGAACAGCCGCAACTACCGATGCTGGATTTTTCTATGATTCTACTGGATTAACTGCTTATGGATTAACATGTACTTCGGATGAGCGACTTAAAACTAACATCGAAGAAGTTCGTAATTCTGAAGTTATATACCACCTTAAGCCAGTTCAGTATAACTGGAAAGATCCAAACCAAGATCAGCGTGTTAAATTTGGATTTATCGCCCAAGATGTTGAAAAATTACTGCCGTCTGTTGTTAATAATGTGGATGACCGATATGGGGTTGAATACATGAATTTTATAGCTCTTCTTGTTGCTGAGGTTCAGAAACTTAGAAGTGATGTAGATAAGCTAAGTAAAAAATAATATAAATTCTATAAAAAATTAATATAAATATATATTTTTTTTTATAAATCAATATCAAAGTATTCAAATGGCGAATTATTATAAAACTTTATCATGTAAAAATTTATTATTATCTGATGGATTGATTAATCAAAAAAAAGGACAACTGAATTTAGCCTTAGATGGCAAAATAATAGTTGAAATAAAGGATAATTCCGCCTTTTTAAATTCAAAAAAAATATTGACATCAGCTGATAATAATTTCATGGTTATGGGGTTTGGATCCGGAATTTATAAAGTAGGCGGTTCTAAATACTTAAGATATAAAGGAAATAGTGATTCTGGATATGATATGAATTTACGTGTAGCCAATATTTACAATACACCATTTCCTATTTTGATAAAACATATATCTATACAAAAGGGATCGCATGGTATAAATACAATTAACATTCCGTCTATAGGATATACCAAAACATTAAATGGCTTGTTTTTTGATGAAGACGTTAATTTATTAGTTCCATCTAACTCAAAAATATTTGTTCAAGTAAATGGAGAGCCGTCTTTGGAAACTTCTGTAGATATTTATTATTACAAGAATGATAATGTTCAACCATCATTAGAGAATGTTAGTATTTCAGAAGAAATAGTGCCGACATTTAATGAAATTTTTACATATATGAATGAATCTATTTATACAAAGTATGCGTTATTATTTACATGAATTAAATGATGAACTGTTCATTATATAATGAACCATATTCCATTTTTATTATTTGTTAATTGTAATATTTGGTCGGATTCCGACATTATTATTTTTTTATCGGTTAATATCATATCATTTCCGCTAGTTTCAATTTCTAATTCACCTTCACAAATTTTTCTAATTATATAAAATAAAGCATATTTATATGAGTTAATAGGCGGCAAAATAAGCTTTTTTACATTCGGATTGGATACTTCTATAATAAAATGATTTTGATCTAGAACAAATTCAGAAGATTTTCCGTCGAGTATTAATGTTTCAGTGTTAGAAATAGAATTATCTAAATGACCTGTAAAATATGGAAATGGTAATGGTTCTGTATTCATAATTATTTTTTTTAATTATATCTATATATATATATATTAATATAATTAAAAAATGAGTGTAAGATGCAATGAAGTTTACTGTCCAGGCGTTACTATAGGTGGTGATAGTGGTGTTTTTTCATCTTATCCAGGGGGGCCTGGTGGACAGGGTTCTACTGGTCCCACCGGACCCCAAGGCCCAGCCGGCCCTAGTAACGGCCCT